GGAAAGCCTTTGGTTAAGTTAGATGGCGTTCCTATGATAAAGCGTGTGTATGACGCTTGTACAGCGTCTAAGATACCAACATACGTGCTTACTGATGATATGCGTATCTTTAACTTGTTTGGTCCTGATAAGTGTTGGATCGATCAAACAGATTATNCAAACGGTACTGAACGATGTGCAGGTGCAGTTAAACACNACTTCTTTAGCCAGTACGATCAATTTATTAATGTGCAAGGTGACATGCCCGATGTAACTGTTGAAATGATAGAAGGATGCATTGAACACCTATCATATAATTCTGCNGTAAGCACAGTGTACACGGACATGCCTCCTTGTATGCAAAACGATCCTAACTCAGTTAAAATGATACATGCCTATCCAAGTAAGGCACTATGGTTTGGTAGAGGACTTACAGGCTACGGCGAATGGCACTTGGGAGTATATGGATACAAGCGCCACGCACTAGAAACATACCCTAGTTTAAAAGTTACACAAGAAGAAACTATTGAGCAACTNGAACAACTNCGCTGGTTAAAAAGTGGTTGGCAAATNGGNTGTAAGAGTGTACAATTTAATGGAGTAGAGATTAACACACCAGAGGATGTGGAGACGTGGCATGGAAAATAGAGACCCTAATAAAATTTTTGAACTAGAACAACCGTTCCCAAAATGGATGATCGAATATATTGAGAAGCAACTTGAAGATATACAATGGACATTTGTACATGTGCCAAAAGAAGATCAAGACGGTGACAATTACAAGGTTCCAGCACTGTTTATCAATGTAATGTATTGTACAACTAGTCGCATCTTAGATGACCATCATGAATTAAGTAAACTATTTCATACAGCCCTTACTAATGAAATAATTCCGGCATGTATTCCAGATGCAGAGATTAACGAGTTAACACGAAGCCGTGTTAACGGTACTGTTGTTGACATGGAATACGGTCCACACAATGATGTTAAAAACGGACTTCCTGGACTATGGACTTTTGTATATTATGCAAACGATGCTGACGGTGACACTATCTTTTATAGCGACAACGGCAAAACTGAAATGAAAAGAACAAAGTATAAAAAAGGAAATGCAGTATTATTTCCTGCACACTATTGGCATAATATGGACGTGACATCTGCACCAATCCGTGTTAGTATAGCATTAACATATAGTATAGAGACAGAGTTAAATGGCGAATAAATTACCTTTAAAAGATGTGCTTGGCGCAATTGACATGGGCGCAAAAAATGTTTGGGACGAGTTAGATGATGAACAAAAGAAGTCTGTATCGTTTTATCTTCTTAATAGATATTGCAGTGTAGTAAAAGGTAAACGTGATGCACAAGAGTTAGCAGTATTCAAAACAAATGAATACTACAACAAACATTACTTTACACTTGCTAAACATCAAAAATTACTGTGGCAACTTCTTTGCATGACGTCGAACGCAAGCAAATCTATTCAGTATCACGAATGGATCGGATATAAGAAAAAAGGGTCAACTAACAATAGTAAACTTAGTAAAGAACTTGCAAAAATATTTCCCAATATGAAGTCTGACGAAGTTGACATGATGGTTGCGTTAAACACAAAAAAAGAAATTGAAAGATACATAGAGGAATACAATGGAAAAAACTAACGGAAGATTATTTACATTTGGTTGTAGTCTGACTAGGTACCATTGGCCTACTTGGGCAGATATTCTTGGACAAAGTTTTACTGAATACCAAAACTGGGGTAATCGAGGTGCAGGCAATCGACAAATTTTTGAAAGGTTTTCAGAATGTCTGGCTAAGAATGATCTATCATCGCATGACACAGTTGTTATCCAATGGACTGACTTTCATCGATTTGACTATCATGTTTGGGATGACGAAGCACATGAAACTTGGTATCCGGGCGGAAGTTTATTTGCCAATGTACAACAAGATCCGACAAAAGGATTTCTTGTTAGTAAAGTTTGGAGCGAAGAGAGTTACATGATGCATAGTTTTAATTTTATACATGCGGCAACGCATCTAGCAAGAAATGCACGTTGTAAAGTTTTAATGACGTTTTCAAATGATTTTCGACCCTATCTTAAAATGAATAAATGGGCGCCTTATAAAAAATTATTACAGAATAACTTTTGGGTAGACGGCGATATGTATGATTGGCTTATTACTAGTTATGATCATCGTTTGAAGTTTAAAGGAGCCGAGCCTGGCAACCTTAATGATGAAAAGTTTATGGATTATCATCCTACCCCGATGATGTATTATAAATGGTTGCATGACAGAATTAGTACTAAACTCAACATTCAGATTGACAAGGACTTTGCAATGAAGATGCAACGGGCTGTCGAAGCAGTTGACGACTATCAAGATCTTGGCAAGGCAGTTCTTGATGCAGGCTACGATACAAATAAAAATTACGTCAGAGGTTACTAATGTCAAAACCGTATGTTTGCAAATATTGTAATACTGGATATACTAGAGAAAAAACTCTTACAGTGCATATGTGTGAACAGAAACGCAGAGCATTACAAAAGAGTGAAAAACATGTGCAATTAGGTTACTATGCATTTACAAGATTTTATGTGTTGTGCCAAAATGTTAAAAAAGAAAAGACATACGAAGACTTTTGTAAATCTAGTTATTACAATGCGTTTGTTAAGTTTGGTAGTTTTATTAACAATGTCAAACCGTTATATCCTGAAAAGTATATAGATTGGGTTGTGAAAAGCGGAGTTAAATTAGACCACTGGTGTAGAGACGAACTGTATGAAAAGTATGCACTTGAACTTATTAAAAAAGAAGGTGTCGAAACAGCAGTTGAACGTTCGATCAAAACAATGATGGATTGGGCAGATGATAACAATGCTCCGTGGAATGACTACTTTAGGTATGCAAGCCTTAACAGAGTAACACAGCATTTGAAAGACGGTAAAGTTAGTCCGTGGCTTGTATTAAATTGTAAAAGTGGTAAACAGATGTTAGGTAAATTTAATGACGAGCAACTAGGTCTTGTATATCAGGTTATGGATCCTCAGCATTGGGCATTGAGATTTAGACGCAGTGTTAGTGATGTAGATTTGGTAAAAGAGATTGCAGAAAAGGCTAGACTTTAATTCGAAAGGTGTTATAATATTATTATGGAAGAAACAAATAAAGATATTACAAATGAAAACAAAGGTGACTGTAGAATCGTTTCAAACCACGTAGGTCCGGACGGAGAAAGTGTCGATCGAATCTATGGATTTATAGACAACCTTAGACTAGTACAGAGAGACTACTCTGTATATACAGGAGCAATTAATAAGAAAACAATCCTTGTAAAAGGCATAGACGGTAAGAATTTTAGAAGTCATATTTTTGTTACTGCTGACGGTCGTTACTTTGATCGCGGCGGACTTCCAATATCAAAAGAGTCAGTTGAGATTGAAAAGGAGACAGACGATGAATCACAAGATTAGTGACCTGTGTAAAAAAGTAAATGTTATGTATGAGATGTCATGCAACCTTCGACGATTAAAATACGATATTCCTAAACAAAGCCGTACTCGAGAAGAGACTGCACAGATTGATTGGTTAATTACTGACATTCAATCTCTTGCTAGAGATATTGCAAACGACACGCAACCATACAATAAAGTTAAAACTGACAATGCCTGATATTGATATTGATTTTGCAAACAGAGATGTAATACTATCACAGTTAAAACATCGTGTGGCAAAGTTAAACACAGGTAAGAAGCATAACACTGGAGTGTATGCAACAGAGATTCCACATAACCCTGTGGATAACTTATCTACNATCGAACACAAGACCGCGGAAGAACGCGGCTACTTTAAACTAGACTTCCTTAACGTAAACATATACAAAGACGTTAGGAATGAAGCACATCTAACAGAACTAATGGAAAGGGAACCACTATGGCAACTTCTGGAGCACGAGGACTTCAGCGAAAGCGTATTTCATCTAAGCGGGCACGGAGCACTGCTGAAGCAATTGAAGCCGCGCTCGGTAGAACAATTGGCAGCGACACTAGCGATCATTCGACCAGCCAAGAGACATCTAGCGAACGAGACTTGGGAAACAATAATGAAAGAGGTGTGGACAAAACCGACTAACGGNGAATATTACTTTAAGAAAGCACACTCAATGTCTTATGCAATGGCTTGCGTAGTACATATGAATTTACTTTGCGAGCAAATCAATCCTTAGGTTTTTTAATTAATTGAACCGAACGTCTTTTAACTCTTTTAATAGACAAATTCTTTAAGTTCACACACGGACCAAACANGACTTTTACGTCCTTGCTGTTCATGTTTACCATACAGTATCTAAACATATCCATCTCATTGCGTAAAAAGATGTTGATCGGAATCATTCTATTTGACTCCCACCACCATGTTTCACCCAATGAAATAAAGTGTTCTTGCTCCTGTTTAGCAACTACTTCGGTGTACACGTACATACTTGTAATAAAGTTGTCTTGATTATTGATAATCCCGACGTACTCTTGGCCACCGTAGGTTACTACGCTTAGGAATGGAAATTTTTCTTCTATGTCTTTTCTTAGCATGTTTATAATAAATATGTGTAAGGGAAAAATGTTATGCAACTTACACCTAGATATTTAGTCAAAGACAAAACCACAATCGTAGCAGATTTGGCTACAGGAACCATTACGGAGTATAGACCAGTGTACGCAAAAGAATTAAAAACTTATAGAGGGATAAACAATGTGCTTACCTTCGAAATTAAAAACAACGATCAAAAACCTATTAGTATATTAGACACGTACACTCCAAAGTTTGTAGCGTATGATAATACCAATACATTAGTAATTGAAAAAACTGGAACTATTTTAGAAACTNNTACTCCGAGTTTCAAAGGACAATTCACAGTGGAAATTACTGAAAACGATCTATTAAATATTNATGATCAGTTTTTGTCTTATAGCATTTACCTAATTAAAGATAGTGACAACACTAATGTATTAACATATTCTAATTCGCATTTTGAAAGTTGCGGAACTATTATAGTTGATAGTTGTGCGTTCCCAGGACCAAAGGACTCACATGCTATTGAAGCATTTGTTGAAGACGATGAAGTTTATACTAGTGGATATATTACTGCTGAAGCAGGGCTTAACGGAAACGAAGCACTTCATACAGCGGCAATTTACTCATCCTCTTTCGATGGAGAAGTTATTATTCAAGGCAGTCTAGAAAATGATACGCCTCGAGAATGGGCAGACATTACAACAACTACATTAACAACTCCAGACGAACCTGTATATGTTAATTTTAACGGCGTGTTTAAATTTTTAAGAGCCAAGTATACAACATCAAATTCCGGAACAATTGATAAGATACTAGTCCGAAACTAGTTGACATCTTCTACAAACGATACTATAATACTATTATGAGTATCGTATCTGACACAATACATCTGCACTTGCCTCCGAAGAGAAAGACTACGCCGAGCGGCTGGACTTCCTTTAATGCACCGTGCTGTGTACACAACGGAGATAGTCCGGATAAACGCCAGCGTGGCGGACTTATTTCAAACGGTGACGACGGTATATCATATCATTGTTTTAATTGTGGATTCAAAGCAAGTTGGGTTCCGGGCAGACAACTGTCATTAAAAATGCGTAAGTTTTTAGGTTGGCTAGGTGTTCCCGATGATGCTATTACAAAATTAGCATTACAGTGTTTACAAATTTCCGAAGTAGGAAAAACAAATATAACTATACAACTACCGGAGTTTGAAACAAAACAATTACCTGAAGATTCAAAACCAATTGACGAAAATACACCTGTTGAAGTTATACAGTATTTGATATCACGAAACTTATATTTAGAAGATTATAACTTTCACTGGTCGCCTACATTAAAAGATAGATTGATTATTCCATTTTATTATAAGAACCAAATAGTAGGATATACAGCACGTAAAATTAAAGACGGTAATCCTAAGTATCTAAGTGAACAGCAACCTGGGTATGTTTTTAACTTAGATGCACAACACTGGACACGCAAATATACTATAGTTGTTGAAGGACCGTTTGATGCTATAGGTGTTGAAGGATGTGCATTGCTAGGTAGTGAAATTAAAGACCAACAGGCGATGCTGTTAAACACTTTAAATAATACAAAGATTGTAGTGCCTGACAGAGATGATGCTGGACAGAAACTTGTAGAACAAGCAATTGATCTAGGGTGGAGTGTTAGTATGCCCGAATGGCACCAGGATATAAATGATGTTAATGACGCAGTGAATAAGTATGGTAAGTTATACACATTATATTCAATAATTAATTCGGCTGATAGCAGTGGATTAAAAATTAGATTAAGGAGTAAGAAATGGTTCGATTAAAGAAACTATGGTGGAAAATTACAAAGCCATATCGCGACTATAAAGAAAAGAAGCGTATGGAAAAGAAGATTGAAGAACTTAAAAAACGTGATCCGTTTATTTACAAATAGGTGATGATATGGTAGTATGGGGTATAGTAGGAAACAGCCATGATGCTAGTCTAGCAGTGTTTGTTGACGGAGATCTTAAATGGGCGGCACTAGCAAAAGACTTTACAGGCGTTGCTAACGATCCGCACTTAAATGATGATATGATAACTCATGCGTTACAGTACGGTAAGCCAGCCAAAGTTCATTGGTATGAACGTCCTTTCTTAAAAACAATGCGCCAGTTACGTGCAGGTCAAGGATGGTTGTACAGCGAAAACAATATTCGAAACTACCTCAAGCGTTGGAACATCACTTGTAAAATTGAATACACACAACATCACTTGTCACATGCGGCATATGGATATTACACTAGCGGATTNAATGATGCAAACATTATTTGTATCGATAGCATCGGTGAGTTCGAATGCCTTACTATGTGGATTGGTAATGGCAACTCACTGCATAAATTAAGTAGTCAAGGCTATCCTCACAGTCTAGGACTATGGTACAGTGCAATGACACAACGATTAGGATTTAAACCCAACGCCGAAGAGTACGAAGTATCTGTACTAGCACGACAAGGCGACTGGAGAAGATACTACGACAAACTTAAAGAAGACTTCTTTGAATTTTATCACGATCCATTTCTAAAGTTTAAACTTAAAGAAAACTGTCATCGAGGTGTAAATTGGTATCGTCCGGATATCAAGCAAGATGACTTGTTCGACTTAGCCGCCGCAACACAAAAATTGTTTATGGACATTGTATTAAAACTTACAACTAGTATGCATTTAAGACTGCCTAGTAAAAATTTAATTGTAACAGGTGGTTGTGCATTGAATAAAGATGCAATGGATTACATTAGGCCTAACTGGACTAATTTGTATATACCTCCTAATCCCGGAGACCCTGGAAGTTGTATTGGTGCAGTATTAGGATCGGACAAGAAGCATATTGACTTTAAACCAGATGTGTGGTATAATAGTAAAGTAAAATAAGGATATCAGATGGCAAAGCAAAACAAAGATTATGGTTATGATGTACAAAAAGTATATCTTGAAATGATGCTAAGTGACGCACAAAGTTTCGTGCGTTGTCAAAGTATCTTTGATCATACTCTTTTTGACCGTAAGTTGCAAGATGCGGCAGAGTTTATTAATTCTTATGTAATGGATCATAACGCATTGCCGACTGAAGACATGGTCAATGCTAGTTGTAAAACTGATCTTAAGATTCCAACAGGCTTAGCAGAGAACCATTATGATTGGTTACTTACAGAGTTTGAAACGTTTACACGCCACAAAGGACTTGAACGAGCAATCCTTGAAAGTGCTAACTTGCTTGATGAAGGCAACTATGGACCAGTTGAGGAAAAGATTAAAAATGCAGTTCAAGTTGGTTTGCAGAAAGACTTGGGTACAGACTACTTTGAAAATCCAAGAAGCAGACTAGAAGCCATTAAAGATAAGAACGGACAGATATCTACAGGCTGGCCTGCGTTGGACAAGAAACTGTTCGGCGGCTTTAACAGAGGCGAACTGAATATCTTTGCAGGTGGCTCAGGTTCAGGTAAAAGTTTGTTTTTGGCAAACTTGGGTGTTAACTGGGCACTGGCTGGATTGAATGTATTGTATTTGACATTTGAACTTAGTGAGAACTTAGTTAGTATGCGTCTTGATAGTATGACTACAGATATTCCAAGTAGAGATATCTTTAAAAATATTGATGATGTTGAGATGAAGGTTCGTATGATTGGTAAGAAGTCAGGTGCCTTCCAAGTTAAGTATATGCCTACAGGCAAGAATGCAAATGACATTAGAAGTTATTTGAAAGAATATGAAATTAAAACAGGACGCAAGATTGATTGTTTGCTTGTTGATTATCTAGATTTGATGCATCCTATTGCGGCTAAGATTAGTGCAGAGAACTTGTTTGTAAAAGACAAATATGTATCAGAAGAACTACGTAACTTATCAATGGAACTTAACTGTATGTTTGTCACAGCATCGCAGTTGAACAGAAGCAGTGTAGAAGAGATTGAGTTTGATCACTCGCACATCTCCGGAGGTATTAGTAAGATTAATACTGCGGATAACTTGATCGGTATCTTTACTAGCAGAGCAATGCGTGAGCGTGGACGCTATCAGATTCAGTTAATGAAGACACGTTCAAGTAGTGGTGTAGGACAAAAGATTGATTTAGAATTTGATATTGATAGCCTGCGTATTAGAAACCTTGATGAGGATGAAGATGGTGACACATACAACAACCCAACACAGGGTAGTAGTATACTGAATAACATTAAGAGAACTTCATCATCTGACACAACTATGTCAAGTGAACCAGACGAAGGTGTTCCNGTTAAAAAGGTTAGAGCAGATACTGACAGTACAAAGTTGAGAGAATTTTTAGGAAACTTGGGCAGTGAATGATATNAGAGTAGTTGACAATGTTTTTCCTGATTGGTTANTAACAACAATTCAAAANGGAATCTCAAATTTAAAACAATGGGAATACGGTAACGTACAAAGTGCATACGAAAACAAAGTTGAAAACTATTTCAATTGTGTGCTTTGGCATAAGAACTA